GACGGTCCCGCCGTGCTGCGAATGCAGGAAGAGGCGCGGGCGTCGTTTGCCGATTACAAGCAGAAATTCGCCAAGCGCGGCGCGGGCGATACGGTCGGCGCGGCGGTTGAAAAAATTCTGGGGAAATTCTCCGACACTCGGGCTACGCCGGACGAAATCGTAAAGCTGGCCTATGGTTCGGGCTCAGCGCCTGGCGGTCAAATGCCGGTGCAAATCGCGCAACGGATCGAGCGGATTTTCGGCCGAAACTCGGACGAGTTCGCGACCTATAAGCAGGGGCTTTTCGCGCATCTGACGGACGGCGAGCCGGAAGAGGCGGCGGCGCGGATCGGCGAATTTCTCAACGGCACAAAGGGCCGGATGCTGGCCCATGTCGTGTTCGATGCGGGCGAGCGCGCACAGCTCGCGCGCTATGCCGATCGACTGCGCGGCACTCTTCCGCAACCGAATGAGCCCGGCGTGGTGGCGGCGACGCTGCGACGCTATGCCGGCGCCGATGGCGCGCCGCCGGCCTCGCCGAACAAGATCGTCAACGACCTGATGGGCGCGAGCGGCAAGGGCAATGGTGTGAATGCGCCGCTGATCGCATCGGTGCTGAAACAGCGGCTTTCTCCGGAAGGTTGGACTGCGCTCCGTCAAGGCGTCTTGGAGAAGCTGACCAACGCCGGCGAGGGGAAAATCCCCTATGAGGCGCAAGCGCTCTCGCAGCGGCTTCATGAGTTCTTGAACGGCTCGGGCTCGCAGCTTGCCGGTGTGCTCTACACCGAACAGGAACGCGCGCTCATGAAGCAGCTTGCGTCGGTCTACAAACAGATGATCCCGGTCAAGGGGACCACGAACCCGTCGGGGACGGCGCCGATGTTGGCAAAGATCGCCAACGGTGCGCGGCACTCGCTCTTGCCGCTGCTCGGCTTCAACACCGCCGGCCTGCCTGGTGCGGCCGTCGCGCTCGGCATCGATAAGGGGTTGGGCAGGATCGCGAACGCCAACCAGGCGCGGAATGCAACTGAGCTATTCTTTGGGCCGCAGGCGCGGCGCGTAGCCGATCCGCGGTTTGCGAAGGGCGCGGGAATGCTCGGGCAAGGTCTGCTCGCTACCGACGCTCAGCGGCGGCGTTCTTCGCGCTGATCGTACCAGGAGGCGCCGGCGTACATGAGCGCAATGACCACTAACCCGCCGATGATACCAAACTCTCCGACGACGCCCTTAGCGGCAAGCCTTACGCCTTCCATGGCGATCGCGAAGAGAACGACACAGGCAAGAATTCTGGTGCGCAAATGAGCCTCGTTGATCAAATCGTTGGGGTGGAAAGCGGCGGAAACGCGAACGCGAAGAACCCGAATTCGTCGGCCTCTGGGCCGGGGCAGTTCATCGATAGTACCTGGCTCGACATGCTGGCTAAGCATCGGCCGGACATCACCGGATCGAGGGATGATCTGCTCGCACTCAAATCCGACCCGGCCCTTTCTCGCGAAATGACGGCGGCCTACGCCGCGGATAACGCCGGGATTCTAAAGGGTGCCGGGCTTCCTGTCACGCCCGGAACGCAATACCTCGCCCATTTCGCCGGGCCGCAAGGCGCGGTTGGGATCTTGAGCGCCGATCCGTCGACGCCGGCCGGGGCGGTCCTTGGTGCCGGGGTGGTCAAGGCGAACCCGTTCGTCGGGAAAATGACGGCCGGCGATCTTGCGGCCTGGGCGGATCGGAAAATGGGCGGAAAGGGCGCCGCGCCGATGTCGATGGCGGGGCCTTCCGCCGCGGCCTCGGCGCCGGCGGCCGCGCCTGCTGGCTCAATCGCGGCGGTGGAAGCGCCAGCGCAATCGGCGCCGGCGGTCCAAATCACGGGATCGGGAGGTGGTGGTCCCGCGATCAACCTCGCTCAGCTCACGGCGGTGCCACAAGGCACAAATTTCTTGCCCGCTCGCCCTAACGTCTACGGCCTTAAGCTCGCGCCGTTTTCTTTCAGGGGTAAGATAGGATGACGCTCTACAAATGGTCCCAGACTGCCGCGGCGGACGCGACCGCCGATGCAACGATCAACTGGCAGGAAGGGCAGGCGCCATCCACGATCAACGATAGCGCCCGCGCGATGATGGCGGCAACTGCCAAGTATCGGGATGATACCGCCGGGCTCCTGTTCACCAGCGGCACCGCGACAGCGTACTCCCTGACGAGCAACCAAGGCTTCGTCTCTCAAGCTGCGATGAACGGCGCCGAGATCTCGTTCATGATGCACGTGACGAACGGGCAAAATCCGACCTTGAGCGTCGACGGTTATGGCGCGGCAGCGCTGATTATGGATAGCGCTAGCGGGTATACGCCCGTTCCGGCCGGGACGCTCATTGTCGGGTCGGTTTATGAGGCGGTATACCTCAGCTCCGTCAACCAATGGCGGATGAAGAATTTCTATCAAGTCCCATACGTGATGCCGATCGGCGCCGGGATGGACTATTGGGGCAGCTCCGTTCCGAGCAACAATTTCGCTTTTCCGGTGGGGCAGGCGATATCGCGAACGACGTATGCAACCCTTTTTGCGTTGATCGGCACGCAGTTCGGCGGCGGTGACGGTTCAACCACATTCAATCTGCCTGACAAGCGAGGCCGCGTGTCGGCCGCGAATGATGGCATGGGCGGTTCAACTGCTGGACGCCTGACCCTCTCATATTTTGGAGCTGGGAACGTTGTCGGTACAGCCGGCGGCTCAGAGGGCCAAGTCCTGTCGCCTACTCAAATCCCGCAGATTACGTCGACGGCGTCGGCTAATCTTGGGGTCTCCGTGAGCAGCTCAAGGTATGTTGCTCAGCAAGCCAATGACGCCTCGGCGTTTTCAGCTCAAGCAGGCGGGCCAACAGGTGGTGTTTCCGCCGGTGCCGGTTTCAGCGTTGGCACATTGGCGTCGAGCGGTAGCGCCTCCGGTACTGTTTCGTCCACTTCTAATAATACCGGCGGGGCGGGGCACTTGAACGTTCAGCCGACAATCATTTGCAACTACATTATCCGGATTATCTAGCATCCGATCGCCGATTTCAGGCGCGCAAGGATCGTGTCGAGCCAGATGGCTTGCGCGCTCGGCGAAAGGTGCACGCCGTCGATCGTCTTTCGATCTGTCTTGGAAAGCGCGGCCCGAATGTCGATGAAATCGCGGCCAGCGTAATCTCCGCTTGATCGATTGATTTCGTCGGAGCTTGCCGGATCGAATTGCTCTGCAATTGGGCCAGCTTCCAGCGTTGGGATGCCCGCATACAGCACGACGCCGGATCTCGCGACGAGGGCCTTTGAAAGGAAGCGGTAGCGGTCGGGAAATTCCGCAACGCTGCCCGGCTGCGCATCGTTGGTGCCGATCGCGAGCACGAAAGCCGCTGCCTTGAAGTCGAGGCGACGAATGGCGATGGCATACTGGTAGGCTGTCGCTCCTCCTATGCCCGCGTTGATGACGCGGTGCCCGCAGACGTCGGCCGGCAACAGCTCGGCTTCCGTGATGCTATCGCCGCCGAAAACGATCGGGTCCGGCCCAGCTTGGGCGAGCTGGCTGCGGATGATGAACAGCCTTGTCTCGAGGTGGTCATGAGCGCTGACGGCACCGGCAACGACCGCGGCGGAAATCAAGGCAAAAAAACGAAACATGTGCCTTCCTAGCACCACAACCGGGGAGCGATCAATCCGGCGCACATTCTACTAACGGCGCGGGGGTAGCCCTGACCCGATCGAGCGGTTTTCTCGACGGAAATGGGTGCCATGTGAAGCTCAAATTGATCGAGAACGCGCGCCGGGAATTCCACCGGCTGTGGGTTATCAGGATCTCGCTCGCCGTCGGCGTGTTCAACGGCGTTGCCGGCGTGCTCGGGGCCTTCACGGACATTTTCAATCCGTGGTTCCTGGTCGCCCTCAGCGTGTTTTTCAATACGGCGGTGATCCCGCTTGCCCGGCTTGCCAAGCAAAAGGAGCCGGAATGAGCGCCCGCAAAACTACCGTCACGGTCGCGAGCGCTGCGGCGCTCTGCATCGCTTGCACGTCCGTCAAGCAGTTCGAGGGCTACGCGCCGAAGGTCGTTCCAGATCACCTGGCCGGCGGTCTGCCGACGGGTGGTTATGGCGAAACAGTCGGCGTGCGCCTCGGTGAAACGCACAGTGAGAAATATTGGTCCGATCGGCTGCAACGTCGGTTGGCCGATACCTATGACCGGGAAATCGGCGAGTGCATCACGGCTCAACTGCCGGATGGCGTGCGCGCTATGGCTATTTCGCTCTCGTACAATGCCGGGGCGCCTGCCGTATGCCGATCGCCGATGGTCCGCCTTTGGAATAAGGGCGACGTGCTCGGCGGGTGCCGCGCGATCCTGACCAAAGACGAGAACGGCAACTATACCGGTTGGCGCATTTCGTCGCGCCCGAATGGGCCGGGCACCCCGCTTGTGGTGCAACGCGGCCTGATCAATCGCCGCGCAAAGGAGCGGCGGAAGTGTTTGGACGCCGCGCGCGCACCGAAACCGCCCGCGGTCGAGGCTCCAGCTTTCCCGGCTCCGCTGCCCGCGCCCGTCGTGGTCGCGACCGCTCCCGCGCCTGCTGTTGAACCGGCTCCCGCACCGACGGCGCCGGCGAAGGTGAGCTGGGGCCGGCGCATCTGGTGTGCAATCTTCAAATGCGAGGTCAAATCTTGATCGGCGATCTCTTTTGGGGCGTCGCGACGTCCTATTTCGCGCTCGGGCTCGACGGGCTCGTTCTCGCCGTGGCTTTCGCCGTCGGTCATTTGCCGTTGCCATGGTCCGCCGCGCAGCTCGCGCCTTACGTCGCAGCCGCCCGGATGGTCGCCGTCCTGGTCGCCGCGCTCCTGTTCTTCATGATCGGCTTTCGCGTCTCAGATGAGCGCGAAGAGGCGAAAAATCTGCGGGCAACCATCGCCGCGCAGCGCGCCGACTTGGAAAATTCACGCAAAGCGCGTGCTGATGATGCGGCGCGAGCGAGCGCAATCGCCGAAGGGGCCCAGGCACAACATGAAAGCGACGTCGAATATATTCGTCAGCTCGAGACTGATGACCGTTGCAAGTTTGATCCTTTTGGCGGGGTGCGCCACCTCCCGCGAGGATCTTCCGCCGCCGCCGATCGCCCGCGAGCTGCCGCCGGCGCCCGATAAGATCGCGAAAGCGCCGGCCGTGCCGCATCTCGACACGCAATGCCATTTCCCCTGGTTCAAGGTGAAGGGCTGCGCCGGCAAGGACGTTCGCGCCATGCTGCGCCTGACGGTCTCCGATGACCAGGAAGTGCGCGCGCGGCTCGGTGCGGTGCCTGGTTGGTACGACGGCGTTCGCGCCAGCTATGGGGCGCGGTGATGTCGCTGTCACCGGCCCAGCGCAGCGAGTTCGAGGAAGTGGCGCGGATGGCCGCGAAGGCGGCCGTTGCAGAAACGTTTCTCACGCTCGGAATGGACGTCTCCAACCCGGCGTCCGTTATCTCCGTGCAGGGCCAATTCTCGTTCCTGCGGAACATGCACTATGCGGCCCGGCATCTTCGCAACGTCATCATTGCCGGCGTGGTCGGCGCGGCCGTGAGCGGCGCCGTGTGGGCGTTCTGGACAGGCTTCAAGGCGAGCGCGGCAGCGCCGCCGTCAACGATTTCCGCGCCGGGCGGCTCCCGGTAATCCCACAGAGGAAGAGACTGCATGTTGAGCGCGAGCGAAGCCGCGATTGAAGCCGAACTGAAAACGAAGGGGCTGAATGCTCCGCGGCTGACGCCGCGGGCCATCGATGAAACGATCGTCGGCGAGGCGTTCCACGTCTTCCCGGGCACCACCATGACCATTTGCGCGCTGACGCTGCGCAATGGGTTCATCGTGACCGGCGAGAGCGCTGCGGCGTCGCCCGAGAATTTTGACGCCGCGATCGGCCGCCGGATCGCTCGCGACAATGCCCGCAACAAGATTTGGGCTCTGGAGGGATACTTGCTCCGGACGCAGCTCGCATTCGGCCATATCGGCACCACCGGATCGAACGCCGCCGCCTGAAATTCGGCGTTCGCGCCGAAACCTGGCCCGGCTGACGGGTCTCCTGGAGACTGGAGCCGCTCTCCCGTAGGAGCGGCGCCTTTTTTCATCGGAGGAGGGCCCAGACCAGGGCGAAGAGGATCCAGAACAGGCACGCGCCCAAGATGAACTTCGGGCGTCTCACTCCAGGACATCGTAGCTGAACGCGACGCCCGCCCGGTCGTGCTCTTCAATCCATTTTTCGGCCGCCTCGCTCGTCCGAAAAATCTTGATGCCGTCCTTATCGAGCAGGCGCAGGCCTTCCTCATCGGCTGGCCGCACGTCGGTGTTGATGTAGACCCAGACTTTATTCATCGGCCGTCCCTCATTTGCTCGAAAAGCTCTTTGACCTCGCTCAACCGCAGCTTCGCGCCGGCGGGCATATGGCCAAGCAATAGGCTCCTGGTCATTGCGGCGATCTCGTCGCGCCGGATCTGGCTTCGCTCGGCGTGGTAAGCCTTCATATCGGCCGCGAACTGGCGCGCCGCCTCAGTCGGGATCTCGATCGGCTTGCGGGTGATGGGCATAGCCGGAAGATAGGTAGCCCGAGCTGGCTTTGCGAATCGGTCAGGCAAATAGGTCCTTGCCAGCCTGCGTCATCCTCGTGCAAGGTGCCGCTCTCGTGGACAGGCTCGAGCCAGCCGCGCTCGATCGCGAAATTCAAGCCGGCGCGGTATTCGGCCGGCGTCGCCTTGTCCTCCAAGATGAATGGCCCGTTGATCACCTCGATATAGATCCGGCCGTCCTGGATCGGCTCGAACTTGAAGGCGTGCTCCATCAGCCGGCGCGCCGCCTTCTCGGGGTTGGCGTAGGGCCGGCGCTGCTCCTTGGGGCGGTCGTCGACATATTTCATGGGGTCTGTCCTAAGCGGTGACATTGGTCGATGTGCGCCGGCATCGTCGCCGCGGTGATCTCGGCCCCGCAGAAGCAGCGCGCCTGGCCGGAAGTGACCTGCGTCGGCAACTTCGTGCCCTCGTCCCACATCCGATAGAGCCAGGCCGTCGAGTCCCGCTTGTGGCGCCATTCTTCGAAGTCGGCCTCGGTGCGCTTCGACAGGAAGATCGCCCAGGCGTTGAGGAAGGCGTCTCTCGCCTCGGGGAAGGTGTCGGCACTCCCCGACGTGCAGTCGCCGGGCTCGCTGCCGGGATAGAAGCCGCAATGCCAGTTCCAGCGCTCGGCGTTGCCGGGGTTGCCGACCGCGCGTGCGATCGCGCCGGCATGGATGTCGCCGTACCAGATTTGCCAGCAGTTGCGGCTGTCAGGGTCAAGGCGTCGGGTGAGGGTGGGCACGGGGCCCAGCCTAGCGAGAACAGACCGAGTACGCCAGTTTCGGGAAAGGTTGGTGCCGATTTCTTTACGAATGGGCGGCGCGCAGTCTTGGGTGTTCCGGCACAGGAAAAGCTGTTCTGTCACGGTCGCGCTACCTCAGAAATACTTTTGAGCTTTCTGACATATAATAAAGGCTCGAAAGTATGCCCGGACGTTGAATTGATTGGATTTTACTCGCCCTGTCACGGCGGAGGCCGCGGGTTCGAGTCCCGTCTCTCGCGCCAGT